GTGTAGCTGCATTTCTATCACAAGATCCAGTTGCTATGAAGGAAGTTACCGAAGGGTTTGATGTGCACTCGTACACTGCTAAGGTTATCTCGGATGCAGGACAACCTACCAGTAGGCAGGTAGCTAAGACACATACCTTTGCCCCACTCTATGGTGCTACAGGCTATGGTCGTACAGCTAGTGAGGCTGCATACTATACACACTTCATGGAGAAGTACAGTGGGGTAGCGAAGTGGCACAGTGTACTGGCTAAGCAAGCCTTAAATTATGGCTACATAAAGATACCTAGCAATCGGGAGTTTGCTTTCCCTGATGTCAAGCGTAAGCGGGATGGTACAGTGACACACTTCACAGCGATTAAGAACTACCCTGTTCAGTCCTTTGCTACGGCAGACATCGTGCCATTGGCACTGGTGGAAATCTACAATCGATTGAAACCGTACCAGAGTTGTGTAGTTAATTCGGTACACGATTCGATTGTAATTGACGTACACCCAGACGAGGTAGCAGAAGTCGTTAAGGTTATTGATTCTGTGCAGGAAGATCTGGTGGAATTAATCAATAACAAATGGTCAATAAATTTCAATGTACCCCTTGCACTTGAGGCTAAGATGGGGGATAATTGGTTAGAGCAAAAGGAGGTTCATCAATGAAGCTCGAATACAAACATGACGGCAAACACTTTACGTTTAGCATTGACGGTGTTGTTGTCGAAAGGAGCAGTAACGTGCACCAGTTAGTTCAGAAGGTTAAGAAGTACCGACTGAGCTACGATGCACAGGAATCAAGCAGAAGTAAATATCAAATATAGAAAGGTAAATATGTCAGATCTTACATTAGTAAACAACAGTAACTTTGCAGCTATGGCTCAGGCTATGGGCATGGGTGCAGATATTGCTGTACCAAAGAAGCAAAACAATCTAGCTCGTTTGAAGTTAGATCACAAAGGTATCATGGGTGAGACCACTGTCGGTGGCAAGAAGAAGAAGGTAGAAGTTGTAGCTGCAGGAAGCTATGTACTGGACCGTCCTAATCTTGAGCCAGTGTATGCAACCGATGTATCGATTCGTTTGTTCAATCAACGATTCATGTACAAGCGTTACATCCAAGGCAATGGAGATACCAAGGGTAAGTATGTTAAGACTATCATGGCTAAGGATCTCAAGGATGACTTGCGTGATAATGCCGGAGGATTTAACTGTGGCAAACCAAGTGGTTGGATTGAAGACTATCAATCTTTACCTGCAGAAACTAAGACCCTATTGAAATCCATCAAGCGTGTACGTGTACTGTTTGGTGAGGTTACATTAAAGGGTGCAGTAAATGCAAAGGGTGAAGACTTAGGTACCCTTGAATCTGTCCCTTTCATTTGGGAAGTAGATAACAAGGATGCATTTAAAACATTGGGTGCCCCTATTGCACAGATGGCTAAGCAGAATCGTATCCTGCCACAGCACAGCATTACTCTAGGTGCAGAAGAGCAATCATTACCAACAGGTGCATCGTACTTCTTGCCTACATCAACACTTGAATTGGGTAGCACGATTGAACTTACCGATGCAGATCAGGCATTGTTTGCAGACTTCAATGCATGGATTGATAACTACAACGATTACATCGTTAAAGAGTTCAATGGCAATGCAAAGGCACAGCCTGACGCAGAGTTGGCTGAGATCGTTGAAGAGTTTGTTGACGTTGAGGTAGAGTAATGCACCATCCTGCCGAGTTAAAGATACACCAGTATCTCAGTAAAGTTAGGCACGGAGATAGCACACTGAGCGAGGAGGTTGTAGAACAAATCGTCAGTGATGTTCGTGCTGCTTTACTTCGGCAGTTTGTGGACAAGCGGGATAGCAATAACTTCTCATTGAGAATGTCAAACGTAGGGCGTGACTACTGTCAGCTTTGGTTTGATAAGAACAATCCAGATGATGCTGTCCCACACTCTACAAATTTCGTAATCAACATGATGATGGGTGACATAGCTGAGGCTGTGTTCAAGGGTCTGCTAACACAGGCAGGTGTGGCATATGCAAATGGTGACAAGGTGACGTTAGTTGCAGGTGACCATACGATACATGGCACACCAGACCTGATCACTGAGGGTGCAGTAGACGATGTGAAGTCTGCTAGTCCTTGGTCCTATGCCAATAAGTTTGTTGACTACCAAACACTACACGACAATGATTCCTTTGGATATGTAGGTCAGCTTGCTGGCTATGCAAAAGCAATGGGAGTTAAGGCAGGTGGTTGGTGGGTAATCAACAAGGCAAATGGTGAGTTCAAATACGTAGCTGCTGATTCAATTGATCTTGAAGCTGAAGGAGAAAAGATTAAGCAGAAGGCAGACAGGCTAGAGAAGAATGAGTTTGAACGATGCTATGAGGCAATACCTGAAACCTATCGCAAAAAAGAAACAGGCAATCTTGTACTCGGTAAGGAATGCGGTTGGTGTTCCTATCGATACAAATGCTGGGAAGGACTAGAAGAAAGACCATCACTGGTATCACGAGCAGAGAATCCACCGATGGTATCTTACGTACACATTGCTAAGAAAGAAGCAGAGTAATGCGTAAGTTTAGCCAGAAGGCATACGATGCAGCTATGGCATATGGCTATCGCAGTGGACTAGAGAAAACTGTTGAGGAAGATTTAAGGCATCTCAACATAGATGCTAAGTACGAATCAATCAAAATCGAATGGGAAGATCTGTGCTATAGAAAGTATACGCCTGACTTCCTATTACCCAACGGCATTATCATTGAGACTAAGGGATTGTTTACTGCTGCTGACAGACGTAAACATCTCTTGGTACAAAAGCAACATCCAGATTTAGATATTAGATTTGTGTTTGAAAGTAGTAAACGTAGGCTTAGCAAAATATCCAAGACAACCTATGCTGCATGGTGTGAGAAGTACGGATTCTTATATGCAGACAAGAAGGTACCAGAGTCTTGGACTAAAGAGAAATCTAAAGCAGTTATGCCACTGACATTTAACCCATACAAAGGAACAAAGCATGAGTAATCCAATTAAAAAAGATGACATCGTATTAATTCTTCGACCTAATTTTGATGGTGAAGATTGGAATGGCACAGTAGACTTGAACATGATGTGTATGCCATCCGATAAATTAAATGAGGATTCTTACTTGGAACTAATGCATCTTATGCAGGGTGTTATTACTTGCTTCCATTTATTAAACCAAGACGAAGAGTTTGGTGAAATAGTAGCAGAAGAGATGGAAGCAATGGTTAAGTCAGGTGAGTTGCAGTTTAAGGACCTGAATCAAGATTCTACATTCAGTAATGTAATCGATCTAACACAGTGGACGCAGACACGGGGGAACGCATGACAACTAAGAGGTTAAATGATGCAACACCAGAAGAATGGAGTAGTGCTATTCGTGGGTACGAGAAGGCAGAAGAAGGCACAGAGTTTTATCAGAGCCAGTTATTCAACGGATCACTTTGGGATGAGGCAGATAAGCAAACCACCAATGATGAAGTCGAAGAGCCTAAGCACTACAACTATGGCAAGTTTGAAACCATCGATGTAATTGTTGACACACTCGGTGAGTACGAAGCAATCAGCTACTGCCATGGTAATGTACTCAAGTACACTATGCGGATGTGGCACAAGGGTAGACCTATCACAGATTGTAAGAAGGCACGGTGGTATCTAAACAAAATGATTGAATTGCTAGAGAAAACGGAAGGAACAAACTGGTGAGCATCATAGTCGAAGTACATTTTGAGGTAATCTTAGATCCTGAGAGTATGCCCAATACGTACTCCGACCCAGATTACCTAGAGGAAATCATTGACGAGGCTATTCATGATGCTATGTATGACATCGGGGCAGCCAAGGTTAGCTTTGTACGTACAGATATTGAAGGATTAGAATGAACTACCACGGAATAGAGATAGATATAGCAAGAGACAGTAGGCTATCTGAGCAGGCAATGCAGCTGCTTCAGGACTACTACCTACTAACAGAAGAACGAAGCCCACAGGAAGCCTTTGCAAGGGCTGCATTGGCTTATTCGGCAGGGGATAAGGGTCTAGCCCAACGGGTCTACGATTACGCCTCTAAGGGCTGGTTTATGTACGCCAGTCCTGTCCTTAGTAATGCACCAAAAGTGGGTGAGAGACCCAAGGCTTTACCCATCTCCTGTTTCCTTACCTATGTAGGGGATAACTTGGATGAGTTAATTAACCACAATGCTGAGGTAGCTTGGCTGTCTGTTAAGGGTGGTGGTGTAGGTGGACACTGGTCAGATGTACGGTGTGTCAGTGATAAGGCACCCGGTCCTATCCCATTCCTCAAGGTAGTGGATAGTCAGATGACTGCATACAAACAGGGCAAGACACGTAAGGGTAGCTATGCTGCCTACATGGATGTCAGTCACCCCGATATTGTAGAGTTCATTAACTTTAAATTACCCACTGGTGGTGACATCAATCGCAAGTGTTTCAATTTATTTAATGCAGTCAATGTGTCCGATGCATTTATGCAGGCTGTAATCGATGGCACAGACTGGCAACTTAAAGACCCATCCAATGGGGATGTACGTGAGACTACACCAGCAAGACAGTTATGGCAACGTATCTTAGAGGCACGTTTCCGTACTGGTAGTCCTTACATTAACTTTATTGATACAGCGAATAAAGGATTGCCACAGGAACAGAAGGACAAGGGTCTAAAGATTCATGGCAGTAACTTGTGCAATGAGATTCATTTAGCTACAGATGAGAATCGTACAGCGGTGTGCTGCTTATCCAGTGTCAACTTAGAGAAGTATGACGAGTGGAAAGAGACCACTATGATCCGTGATCTGATTCGATTCTTAGATAACGTATTGCAAGTATTCATTGACAATGCACCTGACGATATATTCAAGGCACGATTCAGTGCACAGCAAGAGCGTAGCTTGGGGCTAGGTGCTATGGGATTCCATGGCTATCTGCAGAACAGAGGTGTGTCATTCGAGAGTGTGTCAGCTAAGCTGATCAATCGTAATATGTTTAAGTACATAAAGGAGGAAGCAACCAATGAGACCAAACTACTTGCCCAAGAGAGAGGGGCTGCACCCGATATGCTTAGGACTAGCGTTCGGAATGCTCATCTTATTGCAATTGCTCCTAATGCCAATAGTTCTATTATCTGTGGTTGCTCTCCAAGTATTGAGCCTATTAAGTCGAATGCTTATGTACATCGTACAAGGGCTGGTTCGCATCTCGTCAAGAGTGACA